ATAAATTCAATGTCTTCATCATAAATCAAACGAAGAATACCTTTTAATGGTATTGATGTAAATTTTTGTAGAACAGCAACTTTACTGTTAACGCTTTTTTCTTTTGCAGCCGCGTTTAGAACATCTGCGATTGAGTCTCTAATCATTTTAAAAATCCTGTAAATCTCCAATCAAGTTTTTCAATTTTTTCTTGACGAAGTAATTGAAAAGATGTTCTCTACCAATTACTTCTTGTGTATTAAATTCATTCAGTATAATATCTTTATACTGTTGAGGAATCTGCGATAGGTCAATCATTTGTTTATTACGATTGAACCTTAATCTTGTTTCCTCGTCCATGTTTTCAGGAGTGTTGGTGAATACTTCAATTCTTTTCTTTGTCATTGGCTTTTGGCGGTCACCAATAGCAAGACAATTATCAGCACTAAGAATATTTGGAATACCGTCACCAACATCACCTTTTAATACATGTTCCTGTAAATATTTATTAGGATCCGCATGACGAATCCATTTCTTTAAAACTGGATTATACTGGTCAACATTTGCATATTTGTGCAATTGAATAAAATCCTTATCTCCTGAAAGAATCAGAATTTTTTCTGCGCCTGTATTTAATTCAGTTCCAAACTCTTCAACCAATACGGCAATAACATCGTCTGCCTCACATCGGTCAATGTACATTACTTTATACGGAAAGAATTCTTCGATCTCTCTGCGTATTTCATGAATCACATCAAACAACATGTTCCAATCCATATCAGATTCATCTCGATTCTTTTTACGATTTGCTTTATAGTATGGAAAATAATCTTTTCTCCATACATTAGTATTATCGCAACATAAAACAATTTCTCCGTATTCACCGGAAAACTTTTTACGATTGAATCTAATAGAGTTTAAGAACATATGACGAAGAAGATTTTCATCAAGTTCGACATTTGTGTGATTACCAATACCTGCGAACAAAGACGCAAGCATAACTTGGTTATAGTCAACTAATATCATAATTTATATCCAATTTACATTAATTTGTATATTTTAATCCAAATCTTCGTCAATGTCAATAGTTTCTTTAGATTTTTTTCTAATCATACCACCAGCAAATACTCCTGGGTCCGTATTGTCCATAATTAAAACATTGTTATCGGCATATTCTTGTAATTGGTGTTTTTCATTCATTGTGAGCAAATGTAATGATTTGATAGATTCAAAGATAAGTACCATACTAGGAAAGTACTTTTCCATATCAGAATCAAAATCACAACCTGCTCGAGCCATCTCCCCTAATACATTCTCCCAAATAATTTCTGCAAGTTCGGTAGAATAACTATCTTTGTAATCTTTAATTTTTTGACGAACTTGATCCTCATTGATTGGAGGATTAGAATGTATAGCCGGAAATTGTAATAAGTTATCTGGCTTATTTTTGGTAGGCATCTCCAATGTTCCTTAAAAGAGTGTTCCACATTGTGGAGAAAGAGGCAATTGAATTTCTTGCCAAGTTAAACCTGTCTGAAAAAGTAAATCCATGAAAATAGTTTGGATCATTTTTCATTTGAGTTAATATTTGTCTTGTTATGGCAAAAGCATAATTTGCATGATGATTCATATCTTCGTTCCAATCATACATAATGGTTGCATTTGCTGCAGTTTCTGGTAATGCTCCGTAATTAGGATGAATACAAATCATTTGTGATTTAATTGCTTCAAGCAACGCAATACAAGATGTTTCTTTCCATATATTAGGATATAGGAAAATATGAGACTTATCTAATGCTTCTAAAACTTCTTCATTAGATTTAACTCCATGATATGTCATTTTATCATGGTCTTCAATTCTTTTAAACAATTCTTTATATGCTTCGTTACGCTGTTCCCAACCATAAATTTCAAATCCTGAAAATACATCAAGATGAATATTATCAAATTCTTTTGCTAATGTTTCAAATACAGGAACAAGTAATTCCAATCCACGATGCGGAGTGGTATGATATACAAAACGAATGGTTTCCATATCTTTTTCTTTTGGGTCATATTTCTTTTCAACCGCATTATGAATAACTGAACATTTAGAATATGGAATTCCGTATCTTACAACGTATTGATCTCTTTGCCATGCAGATACAAATACAAAATGATGGAACTTATTCCAGCCACCATCTTTTAAGATTTGATTTTCCGGATCTTCTGCCAAATCATGACACCAAAGAATGTTTGGTACATCATTATATAATTCTCTAGGTCTTGATAAATGTACTGCTACCTTTTCAAGTACTTCTTTATCAATATTATCAATTAAGCGTTGTCTCATCATTTCAGTTCCGCCTTTTGCATTGGCAGATTGTTCTGAGTTAATTACTTCACCTTTATAAACACAACTCATTATAATTCTCCATAAATTTTATGTGATTCTCGTTCATTATCAAATATACCATCAAGTGATAACCATTGACCTTTCTTTTCCCACCATCCATCAAGGAACTCATACGAATAGAAAGCTGAACTTGCTTGTTCGTTATAATAATATATATTCTTCGATCTAAAGTCTGTGACATTATGATTGAATAAAGGAAAGGTTATAACCAATCCAAATCCATGCAATATATTATTTTCTGTTGTTATCGGGCTACCTAACGGCATACGATAATTGATTCTACTTGGATCTTCTCCAAAATAATATTCTACTAATTTTTTTGCATATTCTCTTTTCAGTGCGTATGCTTGTAAACCGTGGTCCCACAGTTCTCTTTTCCTAGGAACCATCGGAATGTATTCGTTTTGAAAGTCATAAGGATATTCAAAAACATTACACATATGTAATGCTCCCCAATCCCACTGATTACATCTTTCAATATATTCTTTTAATGTAAAGTTCCAATATTGAATCGTTTCATAATCCAAATCGTCTTCGAAGAATAAACCATATTCTTCATCTGTATTTTCATACCACCATTTAATGGTAAGTAAATGTGAGGAAGTAACGCCTTTGGTTGTAGCATCAACTACACTAGGATCACCTACGAAAGCAATACTTTTGCCTTCCTCATAACGATCATATGAATGTACTTTAATCTTTTCAACACCATGACGTAAAAATTCTGATTCTGTCCAGGATCTACGATCTTGACATTCTTTAAGATTGATTATGTTCGGTGTCGGTAGATTCTGTAATTTGTCTGTTAGTGCTATCAAGTTTAAACTCTTCATTAAGTTCATTGTAAATATCCGTAAGTGCTCTTTGGAAGTTTCTTACCGAACCGTTGTTATGTACACGATAAGTTCTAATATTTAAATCTTCTTTAAGTACATAAGCTTTATCAATTTTAGTTTCAAAACCAATAGCAATTTCTTTAATAAGATTACCGTTGAAGTATCTTCTGCTATCAGTAGAATAATCATGTCCTTCTCTTGTTAATTGAACAATGATTATATTTTCATTTCCGACTTTTTCAATGATAGGCTCAAGTTCTTCAATAAATCCGCCGTCAGCAATTGCGTAATGTTTACCTTCTTCAATTTCTTTAGAAACTTTCCAACCAAAGAATGATTTGCCGTTTCTTGGTTTAATAATATCTTCTGAAACATGAATCATTGCTTCACGTCTTGATCTATCACCTAATGCAAATTCTTTCTTTTCTTTTTGTGACCTATCATTATAGCCTTCCATGAACCACTCTTTATCAACTTTAAAGTGTTCAATGGTTTCTTTGAATAGCTGATATTTAAAAGACAGGTTACCAAACCCAAATTCTTCTTTGAATAAACTTGCTGCTTCATCTTTGCCTGAAGCTGGGGGACCGTTAAATATTACTATCATTTGCTATACCGTTTTGTTGATAGAATCCAAACTTACATATATAATAGGCATCTACAATATCAGTAATTGGATTCCATGATTTGTTTATTATACCACATTTTTCGCGAATGTCAATAGAAACTTCTTTTTCAAACGCTTCAATCATTGTTTCCTTATTTGCGTTTCCTTTTCCACTTGCGAACTTCTTAATCATTGTTGGAGCATATACATCAAATGGAATTCCTTTCTCATATAGTTTATGTTTAAATAAACCTGCATTCTCTGCAATTTGAAATACTCTTCCTACGGCACCAAAGGCATATCCTTCAATACCAACAAAGTCGCATTGGAAACATTTTTCCTGCGACCATGATCCAAGCATATCATATCTTTCCTGATCATTTTTCCAATTGTCAGGATACATGGTTGCTCGATATTGTCCTTTCTCTCCTTGTAGCAATTTCTTTTGCTTAACATAATAATAAAAGGTACAGTTATCGTAACTCCATGTTTCACCTTGATGAATACAAATTGCTGGACTACTTAAGCTGTAATCAACTCCAGCGTATTTCATAATATACTCCATAATCAATAGTTATAGAGTTATTTATTCATTCTGCTCGGTAGAATATATGGGACCCAATATGTCCCACTTGTTGTAGTGTTGAAGCCCAATGCGGATTTACCCAAGTCGTATGATAATGAGTTGCTCCTTCGGTTAATCCACGATACTTATTAAACTTAATAATCTGAACAGCAACAAATACTGAATCATGCCAAGCGTCTTCTTCAGTAGGTATATCGGATAAACCATCACAATACCAACTGAATTGACATTGATTTCTTATAGGTACAAGAACATTGGGGTCCTTCCATGACGGTTTATGTTTACCCTGATATATTACCTCACAAATAGTACCAGGATATCTGGCATCGTTTACGCGATTTAATACAACATCAGCAACTGCATATTTACCTGCTAGATTTTCTGACCTAGATTCATGGTAAATATTTGTTGCCATGCAATGTTCATCTTCGCTTAAAAGATAAGGACTTTCATATGAAAAGACATGTCCTGAGATCATCATAAAGAAAAATACTAAATATTTCATATTTTTCTCCTATGCGTGAATTGCGTTATATTTCCAAATTAACTCATCACCTTGTAATTTGTTTCCGAAGTAGACAATTGTGCCATCTGCTAATGTTCTTTCAATAAGACCACTGTTGAATGTTTTGTCAGTAACCATTTTACCATCTGCGGTATCTTCTGGTCTATTATCATACCACATTGAATTAAGGCTATGAATATGTAAACACTCAATACCGTTTGCCCATTCTTCTGCTTTTAGCAAATCCTTTTGTCTTTGCACTTCTTGTTTATATTGCGTCATTCATTTTCTCCATCATGTAAATTCCAACCGTGTTCACCTTCAATGGCATACTGTGCACATTGAATATAATCTCGGTCTTCTTCGCTCAACACACTCCAAAACTTTGAAATGTTTAATGTTAAATTATATACTGCTTCAGGATTTTCCAAATGGTAATTTTCTTCCATTTGTTTCTGTAGCGAATCTAACATATTGTTGATCTTTTCTCTAAGGTTCATAGTTTTTCACCTGGTTCAAAACCTCTAAAACTTTTAAACCTTGGAAACCTTAAACTATATACATCTTCGGAGTCTTGACTGATTGTAATAGCATCAGCTCTTATTTCAACTAACTGACCAAGTACAGCGTCAGAGTTATTCCAAATATCATTCCTAAGATCATCGCTGAGACCTGTGCCAACACTAACTCTGATAAATTTATCTTCGTCGGTGCCTTCACAAAGTAACGCTCCGGTGATTCCTTCATTTTTTCCAGTTCCTTCTTCAATATCAACAACTTTTAATGTAACTTCAATAAAGGGTTTCATTTTGAGCCAACCATAACTTCGCTTACATTCGTAAGCTCCATCAATAGGTTTGACCATAATACCTTCGTATCCTTTTTCAATTGCTTCATCATTAATTTTTTTAAAGGATGTTTTTCCTTCATCAGTGTCTAAATCAACAACATAATGTTTGAGTACTCTGACACAATTATCAAAATACCCAGAATTTTCAAATCCTCGGATTAAGGCCTTTCTTTTATCAAGAGGTAATGTTCCACCTCCTGTTTGGAATTCGTCAATAGGTAAAAAATCAAATAATGCAAAGTATGCATCTTCGGTTTGTGCACCTTCTTTACGATGTACTTGTTTCATTAATGTTTGAAAATCTTCAGACATAACTTCACCATCAAACACTAAGTCATCAAATATCTTTTTACTAAATGCCTTTTCAATATGTGGGAAGTTTGAAAGTACTTTACCATTTCTAGAAAAAATGGTTGCATTGCCGTTCTTAACAATTACAATTGCTCTTACACCGTCATACTTGTATTCAACAATACATTTACCTGTAATTCTTTTTGGGTTATTATCTCCGCTGTGAGCAAGCATACATTGAAATACTGGAATAGTATTTTTCTGTACATTATTAACGGTCTTATGACTAACACCGCATCGTAGATCTTTGATTAAAATTCTGCGATACCAATCGTTCCATTCTTCTTGTGTTGCTTTGGCCATGGAAACAAGAATAGCATCTCGAGCAGCATGTCCTGTAAGAACACGTTCTTCTAAATCTAATGCAAGCTTTTCAAAATCATCCCAATTCAATCCTTCACCTGTAGGATCCTTTTTAATTGGAACTTCTTTAACACCAAATGTTACCATTGGATCTAATGCTTTTATTAGACCATGTCGAAAGATAGGTTCTGAAATGTATTTGGCAATTACTTGTTCTTTAAATAGACGACTGTTGTCTGATTCTAATTCTTGTATTATTTTCCAAGGATCTTGCATATAATTACCTAATTTAAAATACTATTATAACAAAGAATTAACCAAATGTCAATAGTTTTATTCTTTAACTAATTTGTTCTTTAAAAACGGATATCTTGTGTATGCGGGATGAGCATATTTAGAATCATTTGAGGTAGAAGTATCTTCATCGGCAAATCCGTACCAATTTGCTCTTTCTGGGATATCTTCTCTAGGTGAGGTTTCAAAAAATTCAGTTGCATCATGTGATGGTATATTTTTTCCAAATATTCTATCCCATTCAGAATCAAATTTTTTCCTATCGTTAATAGGTCTTTGTTTACTTCCTTTTCCGCTCATATGTCTAATTCCAATTGTATTAGTTCAGGATGGTGATCTACCCTACGAAAAAACAAACAATCATTTTCATCTAATTCTAAAACAAAAGTATCTCCAACATTAAATGGAGTTCTATTAATTTTTAATTGGTCATATTCATTGCCATGTTCATCTACATCACTAAACTTTAGACCTTCTTCGTTAATTTCAAATTTATAATCTAAATAGATCATTATCTTGCCATCCTTGATATTTCTTCAGCTTCTTTTTGATTGATTACAGGAACTGCATTGCTCTTATGCATTGTAGCAATTCCTTTAATTAATGTACCAGTATATTTAGGGGATTCTTTGTAGGTACCTTTTCCTGCACTTACGGTTGATAAATCAAGACTTGGATAATATGGTGTTTCTCTACGATAAGTTTTTTCTACAGGACGAGGTTTAAATTCGTTACGATTAATTTTATTTTTACCGTGACAGTAATTTATATACTCTTGAAGTGTATCGTAACAGAAATCGTGTAGGCCGTTAGATTTAGCCCACTTATTATGCTTGCGCCAATCTAACTCAAATTGAGCCATTTTTGCTTTTGTGAATTTTACTTTACGCTTACGAGTGTTAAGCGTTGTCATTCCGCGAACTAAACCCATAATATAAACCTTTAATAAAGAGGTTCAGTGGTCGGTCCTTTGGCGTTAGATTCCTACTCAGTATATCGGTAGTTCAAAAGTTGCTCCCGGACTCGGTAGCCGTCGTGGGTCCTAAATCTTACGATCTCGCCGTCATGGTTTATTCCCACTGAACAAAACAATTATATAACAGTTAACAGCAAATGTCAATAGTTATTTAAAACTTTTTTTGCCTCTGTAAGGTTTCATTTCCATTGCCATTCTTTTCTGATGTCTTTTGATTGCCTCGTTTTTTAACCGCTTTCTTTTTGCGGTTGGCTTTTCATAAAACTCACGTTTTCTGAGTTCTTTCAGAGTACCTGCTTTTTCAACAGCTTTTCTAAACTTTCTCAGACCAACATCAAATGGCATTGGTGTTGGAGGTCTTTTATCCTTAGGATGTCTTGGTTTCGGTCTTAAGTCGATTGACTGACCGCGGAATTCATTATTATATCTCATATAGTGTATATTATACAATAGTTGTTAATAAATGTCAATAGTTTTCTTAAATTATTTTCCATCAAAGTATTTAGTAAGTCTATCAGCAATATATCCAGATGCTACCAATATAACAATGATTAATCCCAATGAGAAAAATAAATCATTCATTTGGCAATAACTTGTAATATGCTTTAGAGTCGACTACACCTTCATTCAATAGTTTTTCTCTATTCTTTAAATGTTCGTCAGCAACATCTTCTTTGGCTTGACCTGTGTAATGTACTGCATGACCTTCTTTAATCATAATTTCTGTAGCCATACACCATCTATCTTCTAATGGATAATAAACACTAAAGTCACCTAGGATTCTACCAAATTTACCTTTGGCATCTTCTCCGCCTCGACCTTTAAATGTTTTAAGAACTATATCTTTTGTTAATAATTCTTTTAATCTTTTCTTTGCAGCCAATCCAAAAAGTTTTTCAACTTTATCGGAGGTTCTGGATTCTGGTGTATCAATTCCCATAATACGAACACGCTCGTTACGAAGCCAAACGCCAAAGCCCAAATCAATGTCGATATCTACAGTATCTCCATCTACTACTTTTAATAATTTTGCTTTATACTCATACATCTTTAATTTTCCTTTTTAGTCATCTTTTCAATCCATGACTCATTTCTGCCTGCTTTCTTTTCTTCCCAATCTTGTATTGCTCTTTTAATTGAATCTTCTGCCAATACAGAACAATGTATTTTGATTGGAGGTAATTCCAAAGCATCGGCTATTTCTTTATCTTTAATATTCTTTGCTTCTTCAATCGTCTTACCAATTAACATCTCAACAAACATACTGCTTGAAGCAATAGCAGATCCACATCCATAAGTTTTAAATTTAACATCTTCAATAACTTCGGTTTCAGGATTTAATTTTAAATCCAATTTCATAACATCACCACAAGCAGGTGCACCTGTTAACCCAGTCGCAACATTAGGATCGTTAGGGTCAAACCTTCCGACTCCATGTGCCTGTGGATTATTAGTTACTGCTTCAAATCTTTCAATAACTTTTTTGGAATAAGGCATATGTTTATTTATTACGGTTGCACCATACACGGACCCACCACTTGAAGTACTTTCTTCCTTCTCCGTATGCCGCTGATGCTAAACGATTATAAATCATAAAATGTTATATTTGGAAATTGTTGTTTAATTGTTTCTCGTTCTTCAACCCATTCTTCTCGAGGAGTTGATCTTTCGTATCCTTCGTGGTGTTGATAAACATTCATTGCACCCATTCCATCAAATCCTAAAAGAATAATTTTATTAAACCAACCTGATTCACATGCTCTTAATAATGCTCTTGAACCAGAGCTGATTTGCATTTCTTCCATAGGCTTAACCATATCTTTATCTTCTACCCAAGTCACGTAAGTATAATCTTGTGTACCAGAAATAACGCAAAGATTACGATTGCCTCTATCATTGGCTATAATTTGCTTGCCTAGTTGTTTTGCTAAAAAGTAACCTTCGTCACCAGGAAGAGTTTCCCATTCAGAAAAATAACAAAGATTTTCTTTACAATATCCTGACTTATAAATCAGATGCTGCATATAAACATCAACACAAACTAATGCGTCAGGTTTTTCTTTATATGCACCGTTACATCCATACACAAATGCATCAGGATATTTTTGACGGTAATCAATCCCGAGACGAGATTCACCATTACCTAATATAACTGCTGTTCTTTTACCCTTGTCCACGATATTTCTTAAACGATCTTTTCCTTGATTTATTCATCGTTGCCATGGACTTAGGTCGTCTGCCAATAGATGTACCCTTTTTAATAGGGTTATGCTTACTTTGATATGCGGTGCTTTTTGCTGCCATTGTTTATAAACTCCAATTCCTTTTTCCAGTTTGATTTATTAGTATCATAATTAGCAGATCCTCGTTGGACCATAATAAGACGGCCTCCGTCCATATCTAATCTAATACTATCTGTTATATATTTGCTTCCAAAACGATCGTAAAAGATTCCTTCTATTTCTCCGTTTGTATCTTCGGTATTAATACCTTCTATTAATTTAATTAGTTCCTGCTTCTTCACTTATTTCACTTATTTTTATTTGTGTCTCCTTCACAAATTCGTAATATGTTCCAACATATCTATCATCTTCAAAAATTTGAGGCAATATATTGGTACTTACGTTTTTCTCTAAGAGAAAATTGTTATACTGTGTAATACCAACATCAAAGAATTTAAACTCTCCATACCACTTTCGTGCATATGCTTTTGCTTTATCGCAAAAGGCACACGATCTTGTTCCGTATATGATGATCACTTATCGGATGGTCTTGGAGATTCGTCTTTCCATTTGTTGATAAAATCTAATTGCTTTGCTTGACTCCATTCTTTAATAATTTCAGGATTGTCTTCAGCAAAAATCTTTAAAACTTTTTCAGTATCTACGAGATCAACATTAGTGATTGTTTCACCTAACCACTTTTGACTGAACTCTTTAACTTCTTCACAAGTAACTGCATCACAACCCCATTCTTTTGCCATTTTGTCAGTTACATTTTTAACATCTTCATTCCAATCTTTCATTGCACTTTTTGGAATAACGTATCTCTGTCTAAACATAGAGACAGTATCAATTACTACATATTCACTTTTCATTTTAAATCTCCTACATTACATAAAGAATTCCAATAATGAATCCTATGTTAAGTCCTATTGAACAGACGAAAATTAAATCTCTTTTAAATGTTTTTCTTTCGTATTCAATTATCAAATTAATCCTGCTCCATACTCCAAGTTTTACTATTGTTTCGAGCAGATTCAAATTCAGTAGCACTTTCGATTTCTCGATTATTTGTAATTGGCTTTTTTGTTTCTACTAAAACACGTTCTGTATATGGTGCACCAAATGGTCTCTTATAAACAGTTTTTCCTTTATCAGGACTTTCAAAAATGTCTGTCATTATATAATCTCCTTAATATTTTTTGAATTATAAATTCTGCTTCAGGATATTCATCCATCATATCTACTACTGCATCAATCTGGTCAAGGGTTTCTAATTCATCAGCAATTTTATGAGCATAATGCATTTTATGTAATGCTTGATAAAATTGATAGGGCGTCATTTTACCAGGCAACTTCCCAGGTTCTCTGAAATGTTCTTCTGACATGACTTTTCTCCTTAATCTTTATGATGTCCCTTTAAACTACACTCAGGACCACAATATACTTCTTTGTGGAATCCATTCTCATTTTTAAAATATGTTAATGTTTGAAATTCTTTTCCACAAATACTGCATATAAATTTATATATTCTATTTGAATAAACCAATTTTCTTGCCTTCTTTAATTCGTCGATCGTATTCTTCTGGACTTGATGGATATTGCCAACCCCACCATGCACCAAATGCCATAAAGGAACCCGACCATAATAATGCTTTAATATTACCGGTAGTGAACCACATGATAATTAATGCTAATGTCATAAATCCTACCATCGCATATTTTGCTTTAAGTGGAAATACTTTTTTCTGTTCCCAGTTTGTAAGGAATGGTCCAAACAGTTTATGATTGTATAACCAAGTATGCATTCTATCTGAACTCTTTGCGAAACAATAAGCAGCAAATACAGCAGGAATACTAAAAGGTATTCCAGGCATGACTACACCAATGTATGCAACACCCAAACTTAAAAATCCTAATCCCATCCATGCCGCTTTTTTGATATTCATTATATCGGTCTCCTATTTAATGTTGTAGTAAGTCCACCACGCTTCTCTTCGACTTCCATGTTCATTATTTGTTTTTCGTCAATCAAAGGTTTCGCAGGACGTTCGCGATCTCTTTTAAATGCTGCGGTTGAAACTATCAACAACATAATCGCAAGAGGATCAAACACAAATATGATTGTAAGAATAACCCATCGTACTGCGTTGTCATAATACGATTTTGCTTCTTCTCCATAGATCATATCTGCGATATATTTTACCGGACCTAATTCAGCTTCTTGTTCTAATTGAAGTTTCTGAATAGGCATTTTCTGTTCGTTTAATTTTACAATATCAGCTACCAAAATGTCAATAGATTCATTGATTTCATTTCTCTCTTGGGTCTGAACTCTATTCACATAATTACGATCTTCAGGTTTACTTGTTTGAAGAACATAATCCAGATTTTCTAATCTTCCTGTTAAATTATCTAATTGTAATTGTTTACCTTCCAATCTTTTATCAATAATACTTGCTTCGAGTGAATAACTATCTGAAGTTAATGAACTATCAATGTGGGCTTTAGAAAGGAAACCAAATATACCCATTGATGTAATTAGCATCAATACCAAAACTGCCGTAGTGAAATATGCTCGAACTAAATTATTGATTCTATCCCATTCATAATGGAGCCAGGCAGCTGATACAACTTTACCAAATTCTAATATACTTGCCATGAAAGCAATTGATAAAGCGGCACCGCTGAATATTGTCATCAGTCCTATAATACTAAAATATGCAGCCGTACCTGCGAGGGATAATGAAGTGAATAGTGTTAACCATTTCATAACTGCAACTCTTGTTTAAATGTTTCTCTAAGAGCAAATACTAATTCTTCCATCATACCATTGGTGTGTAAAGGTGTTGGTGTAATTCTAAGCCGTTCAGAACCAACATCGACTGTTGGATAATTAATTGGTTGAATATAAATTCCATAATCGTTTAATAACCTATCAGACATTGCCTTACATGTTTTTGCGTCTCTTACCATTACAGGTAATATATGAGTACACGCTTTATCATGTATTTCTATATTATTATCTATTAACATCGTTTTTAGAGTATCTGCTCTTTCTTGATGTTTTACTCTAACTTCGTGGTGTTCTCTTAACCAACGAATAGAAGCAATTGCTCCTGCACACATTACTGGAGATATGCTAGTAGTAAATATAAACCCAGAAGCAACGGAACGAATAGCATCAAGAACAATTCCATCACCGGTGATATATCCACCTTGGCAGCCAAACGCTTTACCCAATGTTCCGTTGATGATGTCGATTCTATCTGCGAGTCCAAGTTTTTCACAATATCCTGCTCCTGTTATTCCATATAAACCAACTGCATGAACTTCATCAATATATGTGATTGCGTTATATTTATCCGCAAGGTCACAAATTTTCTTGATAGGTGCAATATCACCGTCCATACTATAGACGCTTTCAAATACAATACATGGTGTTTGGCCAGCCATTTGACATGTTTGTAATGCCAATTCTAGCTCTTCCATATTATTGTGTTCCCAAATAATCTTGTCAGCTCGAGAATGTTTAATTCCCATAATAATAGATGCATGATTTTTATTGTCAGAGACAAAACATATATTTGGAATAATACGAGATAGGGCAATCATTGTCCATTCGTTTGCCACATAAGCAGAAGTAAACAAAAGCCCAGATTCTTTTTTGTGAAGATCGGCAAGAACGGATTCAAGTGTAACGTGATAATGAGAGGTACCACCTATATTACGAGTACCTCCGCTTCCGCTTCCAGTTTTATCCAATGCAGTTTGCATTGCATCAATAACAACTTGATTTTGTCCTTGGCACAAATAATCATTGGAACACCAATTCACAATTGCCTTTGGACTATATCTTGAATACCAAGTTGCTTTAGGAAATTTTCCACGTTCTCTAACTATATCATTAAAGACGCGGTATTTGCCTTCTTCCTTAAGATTATCAACTACATCTTGAAAGTATTTTTTATCTATCATTTTCTACGCCTATGCTGCGTAGGCATCGTCCCATTTTCCGGAAAGACCAGCAACTTCATATTCGGTTACACGATTTTCGAAGAAGTTAGTATGGTCTGCTCCGTTAAGAACCCATTCTAACCAAGGCAATGGATTTTCCTTTACCTTGAAATTAGTTTTCATGCCTAACTGAAGTAATCTTCTGTCTGTTATATATCTTATATATTCTTTTACTTCGGATTTTTCCAGACCTTCTATTTCTCCCATCTCGTATGCAAGATCAATAAACTTATCTTCAAGATCTACAATGTCTTTTGACATTTCATAGATTTCTCGTTTGAAATCATTATCAACAACTCGGCCATGCTCTTTACAAAAAGCTTTGAATAATTTAGAGTTGCCTTCAACATGCATTGATTCATCGCGAATACTCCATTCAACTACTTTACCCATACCTTTCATTTTACCGAAACGCTGAAAGTTAAGTAACATAACAAAAGAAGCAAATAAAGCAACACCTTCGTTAAATACAGATTTGGCAAGAGATAACCCAAGACCACGTAAAGTATTTGTATCTGCCTTACGCATATATTCAATCTTATCTGCCATTTCAGAATATTCTAGGAATGCATGATATTCAGAATCAGGCAAACCTAATGTTTCATTTAACAATGCATATGCTCTTTGGTGAATACCTTCTCGAGCAGCAAACGAACCTAACATATTACGAACTTCATTATTTTTAAATTTAGGAATAAATTGGTCATAATAATTTTGACCAACAGCAACATCTGATTGAGTAAATAACCTTAAAATATTAGTAACATATTCTTTTTCAATTTTTGTCATCTTACCCATTTTCCAATCAGCTACATCTTCAGACAAGTCAAGTTCATCTTCAATCCAATGAGCCTTTTCATGTCTTGTTGTAATTTCTACAGCCCAAGGATAATGGAATGGTTTATATGTTTCACTAAACTCCAAAAGTCCACCTTGTTTCTTTACAAGAGTATCGGCAATTGCCATTAAATCGTTATATGTTCCAATATGTTTATCATCAATCCAAATCTGTGGTACAGATCTTATTGCTTTACCATTACTATGCTTTT